CAGCGACCGACGTTCCAGGTGTAGGTGTTAGCCATAGCTAAACAGAAGCGAAATCAGTGTAAGTGAAATGCTATGTGTCGCCACACAGCAAACGTCATCCGTTAGGAGCTGGAGAACGTCATTTCTTGCACGGTGCCGCCGTTTGCATCTCCGTCAAAAAGAACACGCCAATACTGTGCGCTTGCGGCGGTAAAACTAATTGTGATTGACTTTGCAGTCGTTCCAGAAACACTGGCAACATCCGTATAAGAGCTGCCATCACTTGATTTCTGGATTTTGTAGGTTCCTCCACCTTCTCCTGGAAAACAATTACTGCCGCCTGTGCCAGAGCCTTCTGGGCGCTCTAATTCAACTTCTGCAATAGTGACGGCCTCACCAAAATTTCTACCAATAAACGCACCTGTTGAAGGGTCTTTTCTTGCCCCTTGTGTGTAGTTGCCAGTCGTGCTGCCGTCAAAGGCAGCGGAAAGGCCGCCATCTCTAGTCATGTTTCCGATTGCGCTTCCTTTAACGCGCAGTTGTTCGCTTGTCAGTAGTGCGGAGCCGCCGCCGTGGAAGGTCAGCATTTGAATGGCACTCATCAGCTCAGACCTCCACCGGAAATAACGAATTCATTTGAGGCTACGCAAAGAACAGTACAAAGACCGCGTTGAGCCAACGTTCTGTTGCCAGTGTTAGCAGTGCCAACTTGCCGCAAAGTAACCGATGAACCCTGCGTGATTGTCTGGTTTGAAGCGCTGTCGTTGTAGATGCTAATTGCATCACCAGCCGAGAAAACGCCAGAAGGAACAGTCACTCCGCCGGTTGTAATGTTGACGTGTTTACCAACATCAGCTGCAACAAGTGTGTAGGCAGCAGTCTTACTGTTTTGCGGAATGGCACGAATGCCACCTTTTGAATCTTCAATATCTTCACTTGTTGCTGATGAAGATGTTGTACCAACCAACAAACGCCCCGAGCTGTCGATTGTAGCCCGCACACTTGAGTTCGTTGCAAAAACCATCGAATCACTGGCATGCTTGTAACCCATCCATGCCTGGTTGCTGGTGTCACCAGTCCGTGTAAAACCTAGAAATGAATCACGAGTAGAGCCGGTATGCAGCGTAATGCCGGAGTTGCCAGTAGTCTCCGAGACAACCAGATTGTTGGTACTAGTACTAAAGCTGCCTGGCGACGAGGTGCCGATCCCCACAAAGCCCGAGCTGTCGATGCGTGCTCGCTCTGTTGCGCCGCCTGCAAAAAATACAAGACCGTTCTCTTGACCACTAATTGCACCACGAATAGTTGATGCATCTGATGCGTACCAATACAGCCTGCCCTCTTCAGTGCCTGAGCCTGCATTAATGATTTGAATGGAGTTACGGTTACCATCAGCCTTAACTGTCAAAGGCATCGCAGGCGAGGTGGTGCCGATGCCAACCTGCTGCGAGGTGTCAATACTTAGAGCGCGGGTTCCATTGGTATCAATTCCAAAATTAGTTTGACTTTCGTCGTATTTAAGTGTGGCTTTTGCAGTGCCGCTGTTGGAATTTGTATGGAAAGCAATAAACGCATCATTGTTGCTGCCGTCGTTATCACTATCAGAGACGAGATTGACTGAGCAAGTACCAGTAGATGAAATTTCAAGATTTGCGGCAGGGCTTGACGAGCCGATTCCTACGGATCCCGAACTCGTAATTCGCATCCGCTCAACAGCCTCGTTTGGACTTTCATCACGAGTAGCAAAAGCAAGGAAGAAATCTTTATCTGCATCACTGCTATTTTCTTTGCCGCCGTAAATAGCAGCGCCGTCCAGTGGAATGTCAGGACTTGTTCTATATTTTGTTGAGAATACAATTCCCGCTCGCGGTGAAGAGCCAAAAGCAGTTGTGTCATTGAAGATCCTAAGTTGACCTTTTACGTCTCCAGTTCCGTTAGCATTTGTGTCGGCTCCGTGTACGTCCAAAGGCATAGCGGGCGCTGAGGTGCCGATGCCCACGTTCCCACTTGAGTCGATCCTGAGTCGCTCGCTAAGTAATGCTGCGCCATCACCTGTTGTGCTGAAGACCAAGCGACCTGGCATGTCATTAGCGCCAGGCGTCCCGTCACACTCACCAGTGACTGCTGCAGCTTGAACAAATTGACTTCCGTCGCTGCCTTGGAATATCAGCTCGCCAAGATTGTCACCAGACTGTACGACTGTATTTGACCCAACAGAAGTGCCACGCGATCTTCCAAGCAGCAACATTGCATGATCGCTAGCGCTGTTAGCAACGGACGAAATAGTGCTTGTTGCTTGATCAGCACCTTCTACTTGAAGCCTCGCGTCAAAAGTTGAATTTAAGAAATTGCCACGCGCATTGCTCGCACCAATTACTACACGGCCTGAGCTATCAACAACAACGCGCTGCGTGCCGCCAGTAGCAGCAGAAATCTCGTCACCTGCGCTGAAATACAAACCAGTGTTCGTATCTGTGCCGCTGTAGAAGCTTGGAGCGGATGCCGTACCAGCAGGAAACTTGACCTTGCCGTCTGCACTAATCAGACCAGTAACGCCCAACGTTGAGTCAAGCGTTGCCGCTCCAGTGACATCCAGCGTTCCAGGGATATCAACGTTGCTGGTGAACTCAACACCCGTTCCAGCAACATCGGTCTGCAGCAGTTGACGTGCAGTGCCGTTCGCCAGCTTGCTAACTGCAATCTCTGCACTTGCATTGATGTCAGCATTGACGATCGTGCCGTCAGTGATCATCGTGCTGGTCACACTGCCCGTATCACCAGTTGTCACCACCGTTCCAGTGACATTTGGCAGCGTGATCGTGCGATCTGCCGTTGGATCGGTAACGGTCAGCGTGGTTTCAAAGTCGTTACTAGTTGCACCTTCAAACGTCAGAACAGCGTCTTCGCCAAGCGACACCGTTCCAGTAAATGTCGGGTCGGCGGATGCAACTTTTTCAGTGTCAAGTTCCTCAAGCGCAGACTGGACATTTGTTGATGCGATGTTGCCTGCAGCGGTGAACTGGATATTTGATGCCTGCTGGGCCGTCACCGTGTCGGAAACGTCAATCTCCGTATATGCCGTGCCCGTAGACAACAGAAAGTCAGGCGGATTCAACGCAACTGTTGGTGCGGGTGACGTGCCAGTGCCCGCCTCACTAACAATGACGTAATAACCCTTGTTGGAGTCAGAAGCTGAAGGCAGGGCTGAACCAACCTCATAGCCAACAGCAGTGCCCTCAGAGGTAACTGTGGCGACTAGGTTCGTGTTGGCGTCATACGTTCCAGCAAGAACAATCTCACCAACGCTGATGCCGATCGGCTGCCAAACGTTGCCGTCCCAAAGGAAGTAATCACCCGTAATTGAATTCAGGTGGGTTTGACCAATAAATGCACCGCCATCTGGAGTAGTTTCTGCAATCGTCGCTGTAGAACGATCAGCAAGTTTTTCTGCAGTAACCGCATCTGATGCGATGCGTGCAGTTGGCACAGTTCCAGTTGTGATCTTGCTCGCATCGAGATCAGGAATATCAGCTGCAACCAGCGATTCCGTACCAGTAATGTGGCCTTCCGTGTCAAACGTGACCTTGGAAGCAGTGCCTGCAGTGACTGAGTTGTCGTGATTTAGTTCGCCCGCACCAGTGACCCCAAGACCAGAGCCGGGCTGAATAACACCGACAGCGGTCGAAGTTGCGACTGGAACGTCAGCAGCAATAATCGCTCGACCACCAGTAACCAGACCGTTAGCGTCATACTGAACAATGTGGTTTTCAGAAGTCTCTGCAGTAACGGTGTTATCAATAGCGATTGTGTCGCTAGACATCGTCAGGCCATTGCCATTGACGATCACACCACCTTTTGCAGTAGTGCTCGCAGTTGGAAGATCCGTTCCAATGATGGCCCTGTAGCCAACCGTTCCACCAGCGCCAGTTGGGCCAGCAAGGAATTGTGCGCCTGCAGTGGTGTCATCCAGCGTTGCACTAACCGTTACGGTGTCACCACTGGTAGAGGTAACAATATTGACCTCACCAGTCGTGCTGCCATTAACGACGTTGATTGAGCCAGCGCCTTTAACCGAATCCCACGCAGATCCGTCCCAGATATAGATCTTGTCGTCATCTGTATCCAGCGCGATCTGTCCCGTGAAATCGCCAGATGCAGGCAGCGTTGACACCAGCGTCACGCTGGAGTTATCAGCCAATTTGGCTGCCGTCACAGCCGAATCATTGATCTTCGCAGTTTCGACCGCAGACGCTGCCAGCTCGGCAGTGTCGATCGCCCCAGCAGAAAACAGGATCTTGGCGCTTGGGATCGTTGCGTCAGAGATCAGCGTCGTGCCATTTGCGATTAGGTCGCTAACCGTCAGCTTTTTGGTTTCACTGGCGCTGTCGTCCACGACAGCAACCACGTCTGCGGCAACCAGATCAGCCCCGGCAAGGCTGTTAAGTTCGCTGATCTTGATGTCAGCCATGAAACCCTACGCATGAACCACGATGGGCTCATCATAGAGCCGTCACTATGACTGTTCCAGAGCGATTGCGTCGGAGTCATCTTGCTCCGTCTGCAGCTCATCACCGTTCTCTTGTGTCAGCTTGCTGGCAACCTCCAGGTTCATTCGCAGCTCAATCTTGCTTGTGGTTATGAAATCGGCAGTAACTTGGACTAATTCTGCTGTTGTGAATTGCACCGCACAAGCGGTCAACACTCCGGTGACTTCGTACCAAATTTCATCATTACTAGCATCTGTGTGACCAGCTGGGTTATATCCAGAGGTTTTGAGGTAAAACTTTCCCTTAAATGTGCTACCAATTTTTGTGCGAAGCACTAACTCAAGCAAATAATTTGGCAGCTCTTTTGCAGTGTCTCCTGTGTATTCCCATTCGCAAGACATTCGCCCAGAGCCAGACATTAAAGTACCAATGCGACTGCGAAACTCATCAGAAAGTGTCGTGACGTCAACGGTTTCGCGTTGCGTGTTAAGTTCATAGCTTTGAACCCGGCCAAGTGTTCGATACTTGCTGCCCTCAACAACAACTTTAATTGGAATGTTATCGCCAGGCGTCGCAAGTGCAGTCGCGTTAGTCGTTCCGCCAGCAACTGCGTGCGCAAAACTGTCATAGAGATGGATGCCGTCTAGCTCGTCAACGTAGATAAATTTTTTGACGCTTGTTTTTGTGTAGCTGTCAATAAAATCAAGGGCCGAGTCGTCAGTGCTTGTAATTTCAATCTGATCGCCGGTAAGTAGTTGACCGTGATCAAAGTCAAAACTAAATCGTTTGGCAGTTGCGTTGACGTCTGAAGGCACGATTGTTCCTTGCAGCTCACTGCCGTCGAATTGACGCTTTAGCTCAACCTCGCCAAACGTGCCTAGATAAACGCTCATGAGATAGTGACCGTTGACAAGGCTCCAGTCCCCTGGAATGCAATCTCAGCACGCACAATATCGCCAGTCGCCGCACCTATAGACGCACTGGTGATATAAGCCGTCAGCTTAATGTCATTGTTGTCGTCTCCATCAACCCAACGAAACGTCAGCTCAACCGTGTCGCTGCTGCTGACACCGTCCGTGCCAGTTTTGTAAAGCTTGTTCAGAATGTCAGTTGTGTTGAAGTTGTCGTCAGCGTCCTTGTAATACAGCAACGTGGCACTGCCGCTGTACCCTGCAACTCCTGGGGTGTAACTACGAATGTGTTCGCTCAGCGTGGTGACTTCAAGCGTTTCAAGATTGGCGGACAGCTGAAAGTTCACGACCTTGGCAAGGGTCGTGCCAGCAAGCTGCATTACGCCATCTCTGCCGGTGTAAACCTTTGCCATTACGCCACCGCTCGCAATGACACTGTAACGCTGCTAATACCCGGACGCACTGCCTGTACTTGTGGCTCGGCGTCATAACGCCATTCTGTTCCGGATGGAGCATCCAGCGTCGCCGTCTCCCCGGACCAGCCTTCAAATACTTCAGAGGGCAGGGTGAAAGTGCGGAAAGTTCCAAGCTGCTCGCTGTAATCGTCTAAAAACGATTCAGCATTGGCATCGGTCACGTTGGCATAAGACAGGCTCAGCACTGCGTTGGTGCGCCGTGACCCGTACAAAATGCGAACTTCCGCTCCGGATTGCGAGTTAAAACGCTTGTTTGGAAAGTCCCCTGGTGTGAACTGACGGCCTGTTGGCGTCAACGACGGAAAAGCCATCACTCAAGCACCGTAAAGTTGTCCGGCGTCAAAACGTCCTTAGCCACGATGCTAACGCCAGACGCATCCGTGGGCACCTCGACAGCACTGATAGACACCAGACCATCGTCTTCTAAATTCAAAGATTCGATCTGGTAAACGCTGTAATCAGTGCTGCCGCCCAGCAACGTAAACAACGAACCGTGGTGGTCAGAATCACTAACTTCGTTGTCCTCAATAGTAATCGTGGTTTCAGTCACCTCTTGGGTGGTTGGATTGTAAAGCAAGGCTTCATAATCGCCGTCTTCGACGGTCGTGATGCTGACTAACGTACCAGCGTCAGTAATCGAGCCGTTTGCACTTGAGTTGTAGGTGCTTGCTTCCGTAATCACCCGGATATACGAACCAGGCTGAACGCCCAGAGCGTCAGGCACTGTTTTAAAGCTCACAGTCTTAGTAATGCGACGACGCACGCTCAACAGAAAACGAGCTGTCCGCAAAGCTTGCTCACGGTTCGTACAGAACTCGCTTAAGTCAAATGACTGCTCTGTGGTGTTCCTTTCGTTTTCATCAAAGTCTGACCAGTGCATCAGCGCTGACGCTTGATACGGCAAGTCGTTTTGAACGGTGACGCGCCAGGTGACAAGCGCTCGCATGTTTGTGCGTTGTGAAATATCGATGTACTGAAGCTGCAAAGAGTTTTCAATAATGTTCCCTGCAGTGAAAATCTGCTCAACCGTAATCGGATCCAAGCTAATCTCATTATTTGAATCAACCGGCAGTGCAGGGATCATCCCAAACCGACCATTTTTGATCGTAAACGAGCAAAGTTGCAACGGTGCGTTGTCGTAGATAAACGTGCGGAAGCTCTCGGTGTCCTCAATAACGCCGTCATAAAAAATCTTGTTTGCTCTTAAAAATCTTGCGGTCGCACGCAAAGAGTCTTCGTCTACCAACTCAGCAGGCACAACATTGCCAACGCCTTGGCTCGTGTTTTTCAACAAGTAGAAAACAAGATCAGCAAACAAGTTGCTCGGTTTATTGTCACCTTCAATCAAGCGAGTGACAGGAATGCCCGTTGCAGACCACAGCCGCAGCTGTTCGATTCCGTTAATCTCTCCACTTGATTTGACGGTAAACCCAATGGTGGACATATCGTCGTATTTAGCCAAATTTTCGTTGGAGATGTACTCATTGACATAAACAATTTCGTGTTCAGGGCCAGACTCGTTTGACTTGGTTAACTGGGTGTAGTGGCTGCAATCTGCAACTTGCGAGGCGTGCTCAAAGACTCGATCGCCTTTTTTAATGTCGCCAATGCCTATGGTTGTGACACTTGCAACGGAGAACGCATAATGCACAACGCTATAACCACCATAATTACTAAATTGATTACTTACATTTGCGGAAATAGTAAACGCATCGCCTACTGACCAGTTCCCCGTCGCCTCTGGACAGGCGAAGCTAACATTAGTCCAACGGTACGAACTGCCTGAATTAGCCGCAATGTATCTTTCACCGACTGTCTGACCTTTTACGCCCGGCAAAGACGTTGCCGTAATGCTGACAGTGATAAATCGATCGCCATTTGGCTTGTAATGACGAGTGCTAGCAGTTATTGTTTGGCCCGGAAAGTCTCTTGCATTGCCAAGAAAATGCGTCAACCAAGCGTGTTTAATTAGCTGAATGCTGCCAGTGTTAGAAGCAACATTGGTGTTTGTAATTGTTGACGGAATAGTTGTTGGCGTAGACTCCGCGATTGACTTCTTCGGATTCGTAAAAAGCTCGTCGTTTGTTTTAATTTCTGCAATCGTCGTTGTTTTGCCCTGCACCGTTACCCTAAAATCTCCATACGGCGTAGAAAGGTCTTTCCCGACAGTTCCAGACTGAGCCTTAGTGTAAGGAACACCCTCTGAAGCCTGCAAAACAATGACTTCGTTTTCTTCAATGCTGTTGATTGCAATATCCGAGCCAGTGCGGGGAATAAAACGGTACTCATAATAACCTTTGGTCCTAGGGCGTATTCTTATGTAGTTATTCTGTGTGATTGGTGCGCTTCCTTGAACGCAGAAAACTTGTGGCATCCGCTTATATGGACGCTGCTCTTCACCATATTCGGCAACAGGACGAACCCAAATTGAAAAACATGAAGATCGCTGGAAATACTTATCCATGCGACCAGTGCTCACATTAAGGTCTTTTCTGTCAAGATTAAACAGCTTTTGAGGAGAGGGCAGAGCATTGAAGTTGCACAGACCGTTGGCTTTGTTAAAAACCTGACTGCGGATGCCAAGCTCAATTACTTCAGCGTCTCGCCGAACAGGTCGAATCGTTGCAATATTTAGCCGACAAAGATTGTAAAAAGCTGCGCCGCAATGTTTATTAGGGTTAAAAACGTCGCCCTCATAACCGCCTAAGGGCTCTCTTACCGTTCGCGTTCCAGCGATGCCAATTTCAGGAACCCCAAGTATTGAAACGCATTTCATTTGAATATTTATGCGATTGTCCAGCTCTTGCCTCCCCTCAACAATCCAGCTACTTGCTCCAACGATCCACCTTGACCCAACAACCATCAAGTCTGATGCTCGTCGCCGCCAAGACGTTGCTTCGTTGACAAGATCCTTGAGGTTTACTTCTGTATCCTTAAACCCTCTTTCTTCGTCGTTTTCTAGATCTTCCCAGACTTGGTTGTTGTTATCGATTTCAAAAACAGCAATGTCACCCTCGCTGACTGTCACAACGGTTTTGTTTGCATATTCTGTATTCTTATGGAAAATGAATCCCATGTGCCTGGAATAAGCCCTGCCAACGCCCGGCTGTCCAGCCTCTTCATTGTCAATATGCAAAACGTCTGCAAGACTTCCTGCAATTTTTCGGCGCTTTGCTTGTGTCTCTCTTCTGGCGTTTCTGTTCTCAGATCCCTCAGTGGCCGCAAAAGGTGCGCTAACAACTTCCCAGTTAAATCGGTACGCCGAACCGTTATGAATAGGTGTTCCCGTACCAAACGTAGTGTCACCACTAGGTGTGTACGCCATTGAAAAACCTGTACTAAATTGTCCATCATCTGTCGGGGCGGTAAAAATCTGCCTGCCGACCGTACCTGTCGCACCACCACCTTCAGTGCCATGCAGTGGCGGAGATGTTGGACGATTGCTACCTTTTTTTGAAGACCAGTACAGCGCAAAGTCACGACTGCCTAGCGCACTCAACGCAGACGTACCAAGTAGCACCCCTCCAAGGTCAGGTTCGTCAACGCCAAACTCTCCGGCTACATATACGCCCTCATACGCTTGATATGCGCCGTATGCATACAGGCGAGACCAAACCAAAGCTGGCGCAAGAATCAAGCCGCCAGTCAGCACACCATCCGATCCAGTGCCACGCTTACCGAATGGGATCGGAATAGGACTATTCAGCTCAGCAAGACTTGGCGCGTTGTCGAAGCTAGTCGCTTGGTTAAAACGAGTTGGGCCAATTTGATCAGCAAGTTTTTTGCCTTTGATTTTCCTTTGGTCTTCAAGCGATGGCGCTTTCGGCGCTAGCAAAAGGCTGGCTGCGGTAAGAGCAACACCGATTGCAATGTTTGTAAGAATAATTGCTGTTGCGCCTTTTGCTGCACCACCACCTAAATACGTTGCAGCTATTGCAGCGCCACCCAGAGGACCTAGTGCCTGAATATCAGGAATATGTGCATACTCTGCAGGACGCACATGCGCCCTCTGCATTGCATAGCGAACAAATTTTCTATATTCTTCCTCACTGCAATCAAGTGCAGCAATCAGCGATTTTTCGTACGGTAAGAGCGGCGGATCATAAGACTGCCCACCGGCTTCCAATCCACTGCGGAGATGAAGGGATTGATGAAGAGGACGCCACTCTGCCATAAGACTCCGAAGGCCAGCGGCCTAACGTCCAGCAATGCTATGTCGCCATCATAACTAGGGCAATCAAGCCGCTCACAATAATGATTCAGCTCTCTCAACACCTGCCTCGGCGTCATCTCGTACCAAACTTCTTTCACGCCTGGATTGGCAATGCCTAGCCGCTCCAAGGCTTCAATAACTAAATGGATGCAGTCATGCTCTCCATAGCTGAATTTGCGCCCGATCAGATCACTACACACGGACCTGTGCCGTAAACGGAATGTTGCCCACTTGCTGACGACGCAAGCGACGACCTGGGATATTGGCCTGCACCGCATCAAGCACAGAGTTCAACTTGATTTGGATCGATGCTTCGTCCCAGCCGCCAGAAGAGCAGGCACCAAAATACTCATACAGGGTCCGCTCTACCTCGTAGGTGCTTGAATCCCAAAGCACCGTTGAAACCTTAGCGACGTAGCTGTTGTCCAAAGCCTCGACCACAAAATTGCGGGCAATCTCTGTGTTGGCAATCTGAACGGTGGCATCAAGGTTGTCCCCTTGGAGCGTTGCCATCGCACCACCAAAACTAAATGGCAAAAACGAATAATCGTCTACGTTTTGACCAACAGCGTAGTTCTGAAACTTGAACTGGTTGAGCTGGCCAGTGCGGCCAACCTCAAGCAGGTGTCCGTAAACAAACTCCATCAGACTCCAATCCTCCGGCGAACAGCAGCTGAATTACGAAGTGAGCCCATAGCCCTGCGTTCACCTTCCGCAGCACCCTGTTGTGCTGCCCTTGCAAGTCCAACCTGGAATTGCTCAGCGGTGACGTAATCAACGTTGTTGATCCGCTCTACGTTAAAGCGAACGTCGATTGGTGCGGCAACAGCAGTTCCGCCACCTTCGCCTGACGTTCCAGATGCCCCTGCTTCGGGGACAACAGCGGAACCGCGAGCACCACGCGAGTACCGCGCCATGCTTTCACGCATCTTATTTTCTGGGATGACGTACTCGCCCTGACCACCTTCTCCGACAACGGCATTCGTTGGGCCTGAAACATAGCCGCCGTCTGCGTATCCAGTGGGTATTCCACCAAGAGCGCCTAGTGTTGCTGAATCAGCCCCCATAATGTCAATGGGAGACCCGCTGCTCATTGTTGGAAGCCCAACGCCAAGCGCCTTCATAATTGTGCCGTAAACAATCATTGCCAGCTGCTGAGCAATAATTTGTGCAGCCATATCAATGAAATGCTCAGCCACAGCTGACATCATGTCTGCTAACGCTTCCTGCCCTGTCTTTGCTCCAGTTACAACAGCCTTGAATGAGTTACCAAAAGCATTGCCAATTGCAGTAGCACCAGCCGCGACTTGAGTCTGAGTGTCCAGCAACTCCTCAAGACGCTGTTTCATCTGATAGCCAGGATCAGCCTCTAAAGCTGCTTGAGCCGCTGCCCGTGCCTCTTCTGCCGCCTTCTGTGCAGCTGCTGCACGCTCATCCTCAATGCCTTTTAACGCAAGATTTTTCTCCAACTCTGCGTCAAGCAAAGCATTGCGCCCACCTAAAACGTCGTCGTTAAATTTGTTGCCAATGTTGAATTGCTTAAGGGCAAATTCAGCGTTAACTTGTGCAACTTCATTTTCGGACTGCCTTGCATCGCGTATTGCTTGCCGCAACTCAAATTCAACTTGCGACATTTGAACGATTTCTTTTTGCTTCTTAGCAGACTTGCTTTTACCTGAACTGTCTCGCTGAAATCCATCGAGGGCTCCAGTTCCGCCACCGCCGTAATCTGTTCCAACTTCAGAGGTGCCGAATATAAGTTTGTTAAATTGCTCGCGGCTGGTCTGAAAACGTCCGGCAACGCCAGCTCCGTATTCTTGCCCTAATCGCCCAACCTCACCAAAATCAAACTGGCGCGCTGCATTGACAATTTTGAATGCAGTTTGGAGAAGACGCACCAGCTCATCAATTGCTTTTACAACTCCAAGCACAGCAAAGGCAATTCCACGAACGCCAACATCAACAACTGTGAACAGGGCAGAAAAATCAGCTTCACTGTCAAACAGATCCTGAAAAACTTCAATAATTGCATTCAATGCAGGCAGTAGCGCATCCGCTAACTGCTTCCTGAAACCATCAAACTGAATTTGCAGAATCGTAATTTGATCGTTGAAGTATTCCGCGTTTTGAGCAAAATTTTCGCTGGTTTCGTAGTTAAAACGTTCTAACGCTTCAGTGCCACCGTTCAACAACGTGATCAGCTTTGACCCAGAGCGGCCAAAGATGTCCATCGCCACAGCTGCCTTCTCAGGGCCATTGGGCAAGTCTTGAAACTTGTCAGCAATCTCGCCAAGCAGCTGGTCAGATGGCTTCAGGCTGCCATCCGCTTTTTTGACACTTAAACCAAGCGCGGCATACGCATCCGCGTAAGTTGCAACGCCATCAGCAGCCTCGGCCTGGGTGCGCGCCAACGTGCGCAAGCCAGTTTCTAAATCGCTCTGACTGACATCAGCAAGCTTGCCTGCATTGGCAAATGCTTGAAGCTTGTCAGCAGCAATGCCAGTCCTTGTGCTGAGCTTGCCAAACGCATCAGCTGAATCAATAGCGCCTTTAATGACAGCGCTAAAGCCGCCGACAGCAGCAGCAGCAAAAAGAGCCTTAAACGCTAAGCCAACACCTTTAACGGCCATGCCAAGGTTTTTGGCCTTGCCCTCAACCCCTTGCATGGAGTTGCCAAGGCGCTTGATGTTGTTTTCGCCCTTGGTCTTAGCGTCAATGAGTAGCCCAAATTTTGCCGCCATATCACTTGCGCTCCTTGTTCAGGATTTTGATGGCCGCTGCTTCCATGACTTGCAAATTCTCAAGCACGGTCGCAGGCTCCTCGACTTCGTAAAGTCTAAACAGCCATTCGACCGCTGAATAGTCCAGCCCACAAACTCCTGCCATCGTCGTGCGCCATTGCGTTTGGCAACGCAAAAACACTTCAACAGCAGGCCAGTTGTCAGGCCAAATCTCAAAATCTTCAGGCGCTTCTGGCTCAGGCAACGCAAGCCCAAACGCCTTTGCATCAGCCATTAACTGGCTTTGATCGCCAGGGCCGCTGAACAGATACTCAACGGCCTCCTCTAGTTTTTTCGCTTGGCTCCCTGCTTGCTTTCCAGATAAGCGCCTGCAATAGCAGTTGCCATCATTGGCACTTCAAGCAGCTCGTCACGCTTGGTGATGCTGTAAGGCAAATCTTTGCCGTCCTCGTCCTCAATGCCAGCCCAGCCAACGATGACTTCACGAGCCACCTCAACGTCAGTCAGAGTGCCTTCACTGCTCAGCTCAGCGATCTCAAGCAAACGGCTCTGAGTTAAATCCTTGAACTCAATATCAAAAGTGACCCGCTCGTGCTTGCCCCCATCAACAGGGACATCCACAGAAACAGGCCACTTGAAGGTGTTTGACTTTTTAAGGACGAACGCCATAGAAGGAACAATTCGTCCTTAAATTAGCGCACTATGTAAGTGCCAAGGTGTACTCGTCATTGCCCGATGCTGTCGGGGTTGCTGTGTAGTCAACATTCAGCATCTGAATCCCGTCAGAATCTGAGTAACTAACAGCAGACAAATCAGTTTGAGGTGCGCTGAACGTAAAGATGTTGCCAGCAGTTTGACCGTGCTGGAACGTGTTATTGCCAGTAGCAGTCCCAGTGATGGCAGTGAAATAGTTCTTGGTTGCCATGGTCACGGCCTCAAGAACAATGCTTCCGCCAGGGCGACGATCAGTGATCAGCACCTCTTTGGTGCCGCCAACCAGCTCGCGGTAAACGCTTTGGTTGCTTTGATCGAAACTAAACGACTGCACAGCTCCGGCATAGCTAAACAGCTGCTGGCTGGTGGTGTTGCCGTTTTTAAACAGCACCGGCTTAGCTTGGTTTTGATAGGTGGGAGTTGCGTTTGAAACGTCAGTCGGCTCGTTATAGATGCCGAGCATTGTGAATGTGATGGTCGGAATTTGGCCAACCTCAGCAGACAAAGCAAATGAACCGCGAGCGCCAGTCACTGCTTGACGAACACCATCCTGGAAGAAATGAATGGTGACAGAGTCAAAGCTGCTGCTAACCGGGGCATATGTGACAGACGTGTCACTAACGACTGTCTCACTGTTGCCGCAAGCTTTAAGCAACGGACCGAAAGCAGGTGCGGTGCCGGCTGTGCCAGAGCCAACCATCTCCACCTCAATAGTGACCTCAACACGCTGATTCGCGTGCAAAGTCTCATAGTTGCCCATATAGCCACGAATCAGCTCACGCTCAACAGCGTCAGACTGAAAAGGGCTGATCTCAAGACTGCGAACAAGGATTGCGTTGTCAGCGCCTGTTGGGGTTGGATCAGTGCCGTAGGTTGTCTCTTCCTCTACCAATAAGAGGCGTTGACTTGTTCTAAGTGCCATCGGTCAAAACCTCAGTTGGGAACAGGAAGTTGACTATCAGAACCCATAATAGTCACGGGCCTTGAGTCAGGTCAGCCAGCCTCGTGCGATAGCGCACAAGATATTCAACACCAATCACACCAGCTGGCTGATCAGCGTCAACCATTTCAAAGGTTGTAGTGCCTGGCTGGCAGTCGATCGCGTATCCGCCAAGCGTGATATCGGACATGATTTTGCTGTGCAGGCTCTCAACAATCGGGTCTGCAACTTCATCAGGCTTGTCGCCACGCACAATCACAGAGACACGCACTGTGAGCGTCCAGTCCAGCGTCGGCAAGCTGGTGTTCTGTTCAGGCGTGTCGCTAATAGCTTCAACAACCAATGCAGGGCTTTCACCACGTTGCAACGGCACCACACGGCTTCTGTAGATGCGCGTTCCAACGTCAGTTGTGCCGCTCAGGCTGCTGACGATGTCATCAAGAATGTTTTCGCGCAGCGTCGTCATGTCTTCTGCAGCGAGATTTCACAGAGCAGGCCATCGCCAATCAGGCGGGTCTCTCTAACGGTGTAATCGACTGAATCAACTTCAATATCAGCTCCTGCTAAGAGCGTTCCAAAGTCAGAAGTCTTGGCGGTGATTTGGTAGTCAGTGCTGAGAACCATGTCACCAGCCAAGACCTGACTGGGCTGATCAAGCAAGACTTTCGCAGTTGTGTCACCCGACGTTGCCGACACTCCGAAAGGATTGTCGAAAAAGATGTCGAGATCGTTGCTAAGAAAGTCAGCTAGCGCCATCAGCCTTTGCCTTACGAGTGCGTTTCGGCTTGGGCTCTTCAGCCGTTGCCTCGACAGCTTTGCCCATGGTGATTAGCAAAGCGCCGTCTTTGTCAGAAACGTCATAGGTCTGGCCGGCTTCAAGAGCCTTGCCAGATGCCATCACGCCTCTTGTGCAAGTGATTTTCATAAGAAAAAAAGGGGCTGTTACCAGCCCCTTCCCCGTTATCAAGCGGTGGTGATGTCTTCGATGCTTGCGAAAGACTGAGCATGGCGCACAGCAACATCAAAGGAGATGATGCCGCGAACCGAGCTGAGGGCCTTGGCGAAGTCATCGCTATCTTCACCCACAACGATCTCAAGACCGTTGCCGTAGAAGCCAACCATTGCCTGGCTGAAGTCACCAGCAACCAGAGCAGAGCAAACCTCAGAGCTAGTGCCCTTTGTGAGGTTTGAAGGGATGGCGTTAGTGGTGGCGATCGGGTAGCCGTTGAGCGTCAGCGGAGTGGGGCCGCGACCGATGGCCTGCAGGTCAGAGTTGAACAGGAAAGAACCATCACCGGTGGTGGAACCACCAGCGCGCAGTTTCTTCAGGCCAGCAACAACCTTGGCGTTGGTGACATACGCCATAGCGTTGCCAACCAGGGCGTTGTCCTGCAGGATCTCAGTTTCAAGATCCACCACCTTCTCCATGGTCAACGCACCACCGTTGGTGCCCATGGCGACGGAGCCGATGCCCGACACGTTGCGGATACCGGTGGGCTGACCAGAGGAACCGGAGCCGTTGATGATGGCGGAATCCAGAGCGGCCAGGATGCCGTCAGTCAGGTCAGTACGAACCAGGCTCTCAATGCCAGGGGTGGCCTGAATGAGGGTCTGGC